TCAGATCAAGCGTGTCGCCATCTTGATTGCTCGGTCCTCGTCCGCTTCCTTGAAGTCCGCGATCCGGCTGTGGTAGTTGTTGCTGCACAGATCGCTGCAAAACTTCGGCCTGCCCTCGGGCAATGGCTTGTGACAGCGCGCGCATCGGGTCCGTTCGATCAGAAGTCCTTCGTGAATCACCCATTCCGGTTGTCCTTCATTCCAAGTTGGTCGCATCCTTGCCCCGGCCAAACGGAAGGCATCGGCCAGCACGTCACGCGTCACCAGATCCGCCGTTTCCCACGTCCAGCCTTGAAGGCAGAGGTCCGAGCGGATGCCCGCCCGCAAAGGCCCTTCCAACCCCCACAGGGAGCCGGTCGCACCCGCTTCGAACGCCAACCGGATCACCCGCGCCAGCTCCTTCACCAGACCATTGTATCGGCCTTCGCCCAAGCGCCCGCGCCGCGCATCCCGTTCCTTTCGGTTGCGCTTCGCGGATATGGATTTCGGCTGAAAGGCCATGCCTATCTCCCGAACGCGAAATCGAACATCTCCGCCGTGAGGGGAATGACCGGCTCTTTCTTCTTCGCTGATTTGCCACTCGGCTTCACAGCCCATTCGAGCCAGACCAGATCCATCGCCAGAAGCATCTCGACATGCTGGCGAGAGATCGGCCCGAACATCCGGTTGTAAGCCTCGATCTCCAACAGGCTGATCGGTTCCGGCCCATTGGCGTGGTGCCGCCGGGTCTGGGTCAGCGTCAGGAAGGATTCCCAGACGGGCAAGCCTGCCTCTGGGATATGCACCTTCTTGCGCCGCAGGATGCCCGCCAGCGCCGCGCAGAGTTGATCCTTGAGTCGGTCCTGTGCCGGGGTCATAGGGTCTTCCTCGAATTGATCATGCGGGATTTAACGAGGTGGTTCTGCGTGGCCTTAACCGACTGTGAGACAATCGACGGGGCAGCACTGGAAACCGTCTGCTGCGAGACGTTCTTCACATAGGCCTGAAGGTTGCCGTTCTGATCGACGCTCACGCCCACATCGACCTTGACGTTCGACGCCCCGCCCGAGGCCGATCCGGTCGAACCGCCGACATATCCGCCCGAGGCATAGCCCTTGATCGCTCCCCGGTGCATGGCTTCGAGGTTGCCCGCACCAATCCGCGCCGTCGCAGCTTTCGAGAACACATATTCGCCCCGGTGAACCACGCCCGCAGGTTCGTTACGTCCGCCGTCGCCCGTATAACCGCCCGAGGCATAGCCACCGATCAGAGATCCAATCGCAGAAAAGATGCTGCCAGTCGTGCCGCCCGAGGTCGCGAGCGAGGCAAAGGCCTTGTTCATCTGCGCCGAGGCGATCTGCTGCAACAGGCTTGCCAGCGCCGACTTGAGACCGTCCACTCCATCCGTGACGGACAGGAACACGTTGCTCAGGGCATTGGCCCCGGCGGTTGCCTCAGCCTTCATCCGCGCCAGATTGTCCCGCGCCTCGTCCGAACCCTGCGCCGCCTTGCCGTAAGCCTGCGCCACCTTCTCGATCTCTGCCGCAAGTTCCGGGGTGACGGTCTTGCCCTCTTGCTGTGCTGCCGTCAGCAACTTCGCCTTCGTCGCGGCATAGGTTGCCATGTCGCCGTATTCGGTGCCCTTGCCGATGGCTTCGTTGAAGGCTGCCGTCTGCGCCTGCAATGCCGCCGTGTCCTGTGCGATCTCGTCGATCTGATCCTGCACCGTTTTTTTCGAGGAGCCGGACTTCTTCGAACTGCCGCCCGTCGATCCGGTTCCCTCGCTGATCATCGGTGGCGCGGCCTTCGGCGTTGGGCTTGTTGTGGGCGCGTAGGGCGAAGATTGATCGTAGCTGCCAGAGCGAGCCTCAGAGATCGCCTCTCCCCGCGTGTCCTCGATTGCTGCGGACCCGCCCGGCAGCGCCGCCTTGAGCGTCTTGGCATTGTCGATCAGGTCGAGAAGCTTCCGGCCAAGCCCACCGAGCGCCGAGATCACCCCCGAGAACTGTGCCTTGTCGATGCTGTCCAGCTGTTCGAGCGCATCCGCCGCCTTCTTGCGGATACCGTCCATCCCCTCGGCAAATTGCTCGCCGGTAATTTTCCCCTGGGCAAACTGATCGGACAGCGCGCGCATGTCGGCCGAAGCCGTCGCCAGCACCTGCCAAAGCGCATCGTTGCCGAGCATGTCAGCCGTCGAGGCCGCACTCGCAAGCTGCAAGCCCACGTCCTGCGCCGCATCCGAAAGGCCCGAATATCGGTCGCGCAGGGTCTCGACCTTTGTCACCTGTTCGTCAGTCAGTGCCCCCATCTCCTTGAGGGCTTCATAGACCTTATCCCCGAGGATCGAACGGCCGACCTGCTCGTTCGAGAACAGCTCGGAGAGCTTTGTATTCACCACGTTCCAGGGGATGTTCGCGAGCTCCACGGCCACAGTCTTCGCGAAGTTCGACACCCGCGCCGTCAGGTCCGACCATTGCCGATCGATCTCCTGCGCCTTGTCGATCATCTCGCTGTCGAGAACCGCGCCGACATCATGCGCCCTCCGGATCGTCTTTTGCAATCCATCGGCCCCTTGGTCGATCAACTGAACGAACTGCTCCCCGCCCGTGCCGCCGAAAAGTTCATCCATGATGCGGATACGTGCCGCCTGATCGAACCGCTGCAACCGCCTCACGATCTCAAGCATGAGGTCCGAAGGGTTCTTGAGCCGCTTCGCCAGATCGTCCGCCGTGAATCCCAGACGTTGGAAACTCTCCGCGCCCGATCCCGAGCCGGTCTTGATCCATTCATCGGCCCGCAGCGACAGTTCCTTGAAGCCGTCCGTCAGCGCGTCGATGCTGACGCGGTTCTGTTCCGCGACATAGGACCATTCCTGAAACGCCTGCACACCGAGGCCCGACTTCTTCGCCTCGTCGCCCACCTCGGCCACGCCCTTGACCGTCTCGCGCAGATTGTCAGTGATGGCAGCAAAGGCCCCTGTCACCGCCCCGCCGATCAGGCCGCCCGCAAAGGCCTTGCCGAACGACCCGATATTCCCCGAGACCGCCGCCAGCACCTGATTGATCCGGCCCGCACCTTTCGACATGTCAGACGCCATCTGATCCGTGGCCCGCTTCGAGCCGCGTTGCAGGGTCTGATACGTCTTCGAGCCGCGTTTTTCGGCGGCGTCCATCTTCTTCTGAAAGTCCGAGACCTTGGCTTCCAGAGCGACCACAAGCCGCGCGATATCCTCTTCCGTCGCCATGCTGGCCTCCTATGCCCAAAGCATTTCGTCATTCATCCAGTCGGCTTCGAGCGCGAACCCGCCCTCGCCCGCCGCAGCCCGCGCCACGGCCATCGCCGATGCAACCGCGCCGTCGATCTTGTCTTTCGACTTGCCCTTGTGGAACGCCATGTTCCCGGCCTTGTCCGTCACCACCTCGATATTGTCGAAGTTCCAGCGCAGGATCGGGTGCCCACCGTGGCGGAACCCGTGCCCGATTATGGCCCGTTCCAGCTCCTTCACCGCCGGGGCCATAGTGATCCAGCCTTGCCGCATCTCGACCGCAGGCAGTCCGTCTTCGAGAAGATTGTTCAGCATGTTGCGCGCAAGATGCGGGTCGAAGGCGATCTCGCGCACGTTGAACCGCGCACAGAGTTCCCTCAGTTCGTCTTCCACCCGGCGATAATCGACCACATTCCCCGGCGTCGGGATGATGAAGCCCTGTTCCGCCCATGTGGTATAGGGCACGCCGGAGCGGTCCTCCCGGTCGCGCAGGTTCTCTTCGGGGCAGAAGAACCACGGCCAGACCTGATAGCCGTCATCCCCGTCCTTCCAGCACGCCACCGCAACCGTCAGGTCAGAGTTCGACGACAGGTCAACACCGATCCAGCACGGCGCTTGCCTGGCTTCGAGGTCAGCCAGATCGACCGGGCCCCTGCCTTCGTCATAGATCGCCATGTCGACGAAGGGCTGCGTTGCGTGATCGAGCCAGATGTTCAGGTGAAGCTGTCGGAAGGCTTCCCGGTCGCCGATCCGACGCTGCCCCTCCCGGGCGAGCTGGCGAAGGCCCTCAATATCGGGATAGCCATGACGCAGACCGGGGTTCACCCGATACCAGATATCTTCGTCGGTCCAGTCGCAATCGCGCTCTGCCTCGAACAGAATGGGCAGGATCGACGGATCTTCGATCTCGCCGCGCGCCACCTTGCGGGCGTCCTCGACGATATCCCAAGCCACGTTCTCTTGCCCGCGCCCCGCCGTGGTCGCCACCACCAGAAGCGAACCGCGCGTCTTGGGCAGACCAGAGCGCAGCACATCCCAAAGGTCGCGCTTCGGCCATGCGTGCAATTCATCGGCCAGCACAAAGACAGGCGTGCGCCCATGCTGAACGCCCGCATCCGCCGAGATCGCCTTGCAGAAACTCCCAAGTTTCGGGAAGCTAATGGTGTTCTTGCTGTCGCGGATCGCCACCTTGGACGCCACCTTAGGATGCGCCAGCATCAGCCCTTTCAATTCCTCATAGGCAATGCGGGCCTGATCGCGCGCCGCAGCCGCACAGATCGCCTCGCCCCTCGGCATGGCTTCCGGGCCAATGGTATGCAGCGCCATGAGCAAGGCCGCGAGCGAGGTCTTGCGATTGCCACGCGGCACCAGAAGCACCGCCGTCTTGACGATCCGCGTGCCATCCTCATGGCGCGGGCCATAGATGCGCCGCACGATCCGCTCTTGCCACAGATCGAGTTGCACCGGCTGGCGGCTCTTGGGGTGCCGCAGCCTCTTGAGAAATGTCACCGCCCGTTCCCCGAAGCCCAGAGGGTCGGGGATTTCAGAACCGTCGTAGATCCATTCAGGAAAGGTCGAACGGGTCATCATCGTCCTCATCGTCTCGGATCGCGGGCCGCGAGCGGGACACGGGCGTCAACCCCATCTCCGCCCCGATCAGCCGCGCCGTCTTGATTGCCTCCGACTGGATGCCGACAGCCGGGTTGCGTTTGAGGCCCGTCTCGGTTTCCGTCACCAGCCCGAATTTCTGGATCAGCCGTTCGGCCTCGCGCGCCGTGCCAATGGCGATGCAGTAGTTTTCCAAGCCCCCGAGGTCCGCCGCCGACAGGATGCGCCGTGCCGCAAGGATCGGCATCACCCGCTCCCATTCCTCGCGCGCATCGGCCCCCATCCACTCGGGCGGATCGAGAACCGTCACCGCCTCGGGGTCTTCACGCAGTTCGGGTTTAACGCCTTTCATGCGTCACCCCCGATCTTCACCGTTTGCAGCTCCAGCCCGCGCCCGTTCTCGATCGGCACGACCTGCCGGATATCGTAGGCCGCACCGTCGAACCGGACGCGGTGCGAGGTCGTCACCCCGCCCGGATTGCGCACGCGAAAGGCCACCGTCACCTCGGTCACGTCGCCCCGGTCGCGCACGTATTCCTGCGCCGTCTGCTGGATCACCTCGGCCCGCAGGGTATAGACCACCGCCCCCGTCTCGACGGGCGTGCCGTAATCATCGACCGCCACCGAGGGGTCTTCGATCTGGATATGATGCCGCAGCTTTCCCGACTTCATGGCGCGTCCCCCGAGATCAGCACTTCGAGCGTCACCACCCCGTGCGAGGTCACCCCGTCAGGATCGCGCAGGAAGCGCGCAGAGGCCACCTTCTGCCCCGCGACGTGGTAAGGGGCCGGAAGGCTCAACCTGCCAGCCAGCGCGCCCCGGATTGCCGAAGCAATGCCCTTGACCCCCACAAGCGAGGCTTCCTCTTTCCAGATGTGGAGCGTGTGGACGATCTGCTCATGATCGCCCGCGAGGCTTGAGCCGTTGTCGATCACCTGACTTTCGCCCAGAATGATCGACGGGTTCGGAGCCGGGGCCGCGTTCATGTCGAGGATCTTCGATGCAGGCACCAGTGCCGTGACACCGCCGTCAGCCACCAAAGCCGCGCGGATCGCCTTTTGAAGTTCGAGGTCTGCACTCATGTCGCGGCCTCCTTCACGGCCTTCGAGATTGCCCGCTTGATCCGGTTGATCGCCCGCTTGCGCCCGAGCCTGTAGGCCGGGAAGAAGAACGGACGCGCCCTTGCACCATTGTGCTGTGCGCCGGTCTGGTTGCTTTTGCCCTTGAGCTTGCTGTTCGAGCCTTTGCCGATCGCATGGGCTTTCGTGCCGAACTCCACCCATCGGGCGTAATAGGCTTTGGCATCGCCCGCATAGATCGTGATCCGCATCGCCGCATTGTCGCCCACCGTGCCGATGCTCACGCTGCCCTTTGGCGCGTCGCCCCATGTCCAGCCGATGGACTTTTTCAGGTCGCCATCATCGACCGGACAAGCCGCCCTGGCGAGGTCGCAGATCTCTTCCGCCGAGGTCTCCATCGCCTTGCCCACACACTTCGAGGCAGAGCGCCCGAGCGCCTGCAGCTTTGCCTGAAAGCTGGCGAGGTCATCGGCCATCAGAAGGTGAACCCCCGATATTCGCGCACGATCTCACCCACCCCGAACAGGATGGGATCGGTGGCATCACCCGCGGCTTCGCGGTTCTCATACCAATGCGCGGCAAGCTGAAGCACGGCCTCGATCAGCGCGGGCGGCACTTCGTCCTGATCGACCGCGCCGAACTCTTCCTCGATCTTGAACCCGAGAAGACGCTCGATGTGGTTTTGCGCGGCCTTCGCCTTCACCTCGACAAGATCGTCGTCGATGGCGTCATCGAGGTTCAGTTGCGCCTTGACCTGTGCGGCGGTGACGATCATGTGTCTTCGCTCCTTGTGATCAGGCCCGTGAGTTGCAAGGTGACGTTGACCCGCGCCATGTCATCGGCGCTGTTCAGATCGTCGGTGAAGGCCGTGACATAGGCCGTCCATTCGCGTGACGTTCCGCCCGGAAAGGTGATCTTGAACGCCGGGGTCGCATCGAACGCGGCAAAGGCCGCATGAAGGGCGATCTGCCCCGCATCCGTGGGATCGAGCGCAAGGGTGAGGCTCATGGCCGAAGGGCGAAGGCTCTGCTTCATGAACTCGACCATGGGCACTTCGTTCGTTTCGCAAATCACCTGTTGATCGAGCATGCCCCACTCGCCGCCGAGACCGCTCAGGGTCTCGACGCCGGTGATCTGCACCCACCCGCTGCTGTCGATGAACAGCTTCGATCCTGATGCGGCGAACTTCATGGATTACTCCGCCGCCACCCTGACCACGTTCGAGTTGATCCAGAGCGTCGCCGTCAACGTGATGATGTTATCCGCCTCGGAAACCGCTTCCTGCGCCGTGCCGACCATCGCCGCAAAGAGCCGCGAAGATCCGTCCGGCAGTTCGACCTTGAAGGCGTAGTTGTCGCTCGTCGCCTCTGCCGCCTTGAGCGCGATCTGCCCGGCATCTGTCTCATCGAGGCCGCAGGTCAGTTCCATCGTGCCCGCATCTCTCGTGCCTTTGAACCGCCGCGTCCGCCCGTCTTCCAGAGAGGCGAAGGTGACCTCGTTGGCCGCATCGCCGAGCGTGCCGATCGACTGGACCTCTTTGATCTGGGTGAAGGTCTGCGAGGTGAAGTCAGCCGCGGCCACCGTGCCCGAGGTGATATCCATCGACGCCCCGATATAGATCTTTGCGCCGTTCGTGGTGAAAACTGTCATGTCAGTTCATCCCGTATTTGCGGCGCTCTTCTCGTTGCTTCGCGCCAGAGTGATGCTTCTTGCAAAGCGATTGCAGGTTCGTCGGATCGAGCCTGCGCTCAGGGGCAACGCGCCTTGGGATGATGTGATCAACATCCGTAGCAGGCGCGCCGCAGATCACGCAGAACGGGTGCTTCCTGATGTGACGGGCGCGCAGCTTGCGCCAGTCCGCCCCGAGGCCCCGCTCCGATGCGCTTGGCCGGTCCTTGTCGAACCGGGCCTTGCGCTCCGCGTCCCTCTTGATCTGGCACGGACATTTCACCCCCGAAGGAACGACATGCCCGCAGCCGCAGATATGAGGGGCGCGGGATGGCATCAGACCGCCATGACCAGCTTGCGGAAGGCCGCAGGCCGCACCACGTCAGCGCCAACGCGACGGCGCGCGTGATACCGGACCAGCCCGTTCACCCGCACCGAATAGGGGTCAGCGAGGATCGCCAGCGACAGCCGGTCATAGATCCGATAGCCCCGCATGAAGTCGCCGTAGATGATCGGCTGCGCATCTTCTGCGATATCAGGCATATCGACCGCCTCAACCACCGGACGCCCGAGGATCGTCTCAGGCTGACCCGCCTGATAGGATGGCTGCCACAGGTAACGTCCGTCGCCGTCTTTCAGGGTGCGGATCACGGCCAGCGTGTTGCCGTTCATCACCCAAGTGCCCGCATTGCGATAGGTCGCAGGCAGCGCATACATCAGCGCGATCAGGGCATCAGGATCGAGCGCGCTCACGCTGCCGTTGTCGGTCGTGGCAATCGTCGCATCCTGCATGAAGCCCTTGGGTTCGAGCGTCGTCGAGCCGTTGACGAAGGCAAGGCTTTCCTTCTGCCCGAAGTCCTCGGCCAGTGCGAGGTTGACCTCGGTCAGCACGTTCGAACTGTCTTCCGACATCTGGAGCGAGATATCGACATAGGTCGCGATCTCCTTCACCTCGATATCGGCCTGATCGAAGGTCGGCTCCGAGCCGGTGCGGGCCGTGGTTTCTCCCACCCAGACAGCGTTCGTGATGCCGGTGCGCTTCGGCAAGATCACCTTGGCCGAAGTCGTGCTGCGAACGTCCGCAATGGTGCGGATCGGGCTGAACTCGACCAGATTGCGGATGAACTCGCTCTCGACCTGTTCGGGGGCAAGGATGTGGTTCGCCGTATCCGCCGCCGTGGTCAGCGCCTTTCCTTCGGTCGTGCCGGTCGAGAGATAGGCCGCAAAGGCTTTCACCTCGTCCGTCGCCTCGGGCTTGGTCTCGGTGCCCGGGCGGTTCATCTTCGCTTCGATCTTGTCGAGGCGCGCCGTGAGGGCCGAAGTATCGGCCTTCTTTTCAATCTCGGTCATCTTGGCTTCGAGCGCCGCAATGCCGTCTTCATTTTCGCCTGCCATAGTCATGTCCTTTGCAGAGGTGATTTGCGCGCCCGGATGTGCCGGGACCGCGACGATGCTGATTTCCAGAAGTTCGAGGTCTTCAATCGTGCGCCCGCCCTTTTGACGGGGCAGCGCCTTGGCGGCCCGAAAGCCAATCGACAGGCCGCGCATCGCCCCTGCCTGCACCAGCGCCCGGACCTCTCGGGCACGCTGCACATCTTCGATCAACAGCCGCCCCTTGACCGTCAGACCCTCGGGCGTCTCACTGATTTCGTCCCAGACGCCGACCACCGTCTTCTGATCGTGGCTGTCGAGCATGGGCAAAGGAGCCGCCGCCTTGGCAAACGCCCCGGCCTCGATCACGTCCCCCACCCGATCCGGCGAACCGAACGGCCACGCCAAGCCGGTGATAGCGCCCGCGTCGTCAATCGACAGATCCGCTTTGATCTCGATCCGGTCCATCTCACAGCCCCCCGAAATTGCGACGGTCGCCCGCGAAAGCATCGACCTGCGCCTGAACCCAGGTGCCCGCGCGCAGGAAGCGCACCACGTTCTTGTGCGTGAAGGGCAGAAGCTGCCCGTCCTCGGTCATGTCCCAGTCAAGGAAACAGCGGGCGAGGCAGTCGAGCCGCGCCTTCTCGCGCTTCTCTGCCGTCAGCGTGCCGTCGAGTTCTGCATATTCCCCGAGGTCATCCGCCATGCGCAGCCGCGCCTTGGCCTGCGTGTCGCTGTCAGGGCCAGCGAGTTTGACCCGCATCCCCGTCAGCATCCCGGTCACCGGGTGCGCCAGTTCGAGCCACGCGCCGCGCTCATGATCGGCGGATGCAGAGATCAGGTCATTCAGTTCCATCTTCACCCTCGTCTGATTTTATCGGGCTAGCCTCATTGGGCTGCGACGATCCGGTGTTCGGGTTGGCGTATTCGTCGCCGCCCTCGTAAGGATCGAGGCCAAGCCATTCGCGGCCCTCGTTCGGGTTCAGCACCCGGCTTGCGATCAGGCTGTTGATCGCCATCGAACGGGTCGCCAGATCGGCCCGCGTCAGGTCATCACGGTCGAAGCGGATCGCGTATTTCGCCCGCTCGTCTGCCATGAACAGCGCCCGACGCAGCGCCCCTTCCATCGCCTTGATCCACGGATCGAGGCAGTAGGTCAGGAACTCCAGGTTCATCTGTTCCGCGTTCGACCACGTGGCGCGGCTCAGTTCGTAAATCATCGACGGCGGAACCCGGAACGCCCGCGCGATCTCGACAATCTGGAAGGTCCGCAGTTCGAGATACTGCGCATCGACGCTGTTGAAGGTCAGCGGAACGAAGTCGGCATCGTCGTAAAGGATCGCCGTTCGGCCCGTGTCGCCGTTCTCATGGGTCTGACGCCAGCCCTCACGCGCCCGCTTCACCGCCTCTTCACCCATCCCCTTCGGGAACTTGAGAAGGCCAGAAGGCCGCGCACCGTTGCCAAAGAGTTTCGAGCCGTGACGTTCCAGCACCGTCGCCAGCGCAATCGCCTCGCGTGCCAGAGACAAGGGGGCCCTGCCGAACGGGCTGCGCAAGTGAACCACGTTCTGCGAGGGGATCGGAGCGCCCTGCAAGCGGTAGGTCGGTTCGAGCGTCAGCGGATCGTAATCAACCGAGATCGCCCCCGGCGCATAGCGGATCACCTCGACCACGCGCCCGTTCACCCGGTTCACATAGGCAAGGCCCCCCTCATCGCGGGTCAGCGCGTCGATCATCAGATCGCGGATGAAGGTAAAGCCGTCCGTCCAGTCGTTCGCCTCGCCGCGCAGGATGCCCAGAAGCGGATGCGATTTCTCCTCGGTCTCGGCCCCATCCGTCCCCACGCGCTTCACCAGCACGTCGAGATCGGCCACCGCTTCCGAGATCAGCCGCACCGCCGAGGCCACAGCCGGAACCCGCAGCGCCGAGGCTGCCGTGACTGTCACGCCCGAGACAGTCGGCACAGCACCGAACAGCGACAGCAATGCGTCGTCAGGTTCGGACAGAGACTTGCGGGTGAACTTCGAGAGTATCTTGAACATGCCCTGAATATCGGGCTTATTCATCAGCTTAGGCAGCTAGCAAAACTGTGCAAAACGCAGGTTTTCAGTGGTTCTTTGGGCCTATAAAAAATCCCATTTAGAAAAAATCACGCGCGAGGCTCCCCGCGCCGGTCCCCTCAAGGGGGGCAAAGTCGGAGACCACCCCCCCCTTGTTGTGATGTAATGGGTCCGATCCGGTCCGATCTGCCGCCTTCGTCCTCAATCTGAGGTTGGACCGCACCCACGCGTGCCTCACGCGTCACTCACCCCGTCCGCCCTCGCTTCCACGCGTCAAGGTCATCCGGCTCCGCACACCAGGTGCCGCTGCCCTCCGGCTTGTTGATCGGCACTTGTGGGTGACGTGCCAGCTTGCGCACCTTGTCATGCGACACGCCGAGGTAACGGGCAATCGCACCGATGCCCCACAGCGTCGGACGCTTGCGCGGCACGAATGCCAGGTCGAAGGCCTCTGCCGTGAGAGGTTGGGCTGTCAGTCGTCTGTCGTGGTTCATTGCTCTTGTCCCGATAGTTTGCCTCTTCCATGCCTCCTGCGGGACACACCTATAGATGTGTGTCCCGTCTGTCCCGGGTCATGACGGGACATGTCCCGGTATTGTCCCGTCTGTCCCGCTCATGAGTATTTCCAGAGAAACGGCAGGATCGCAGGCGAGATAGACATCATCGGTCGCGGTCATCTTTCCGTAATCGACAAGGTCCTTGCGCACTCTCTGGAAGGCCTTCTTTTTGGCTTCCGAGGTGTCTCCCGTATGCTTTCGATAGAACTCCGCCCGCCAGTCCTCCAACTGCACGCCCTTGAACGCCCCATCATCCCAGACGCCATGAGCAAGGGCCGCTGTCTTGTATGTCGTGAGGCCAAGCATCTGCGTTGCCGTGAGGCGCACGCGCCTGACAACTGCCTCTCCTTCGACCAGCACCGCAGACGATCCGCCTCTTTCGAGATCAACCGTTTCCAGCGCAAAGACCTGATCGACGGGCGGCTCTGCGTCCTTCATCTTTGTGTTGGTCAGGGTCAGCGCATCCCCTTCCTTTTCGAGCCGGTATTCGAAGTCGAGGGCACCCTTGAGTGCCATAGCACCGCGTGCCCGTTGCTTCTCTGCATGGCCGGAATGGTGAACGATCAGTAGCACGCACTCGGGCCAGTTTGACCGCAGATCGTCCATCGCTGCGATGAACTGCCCCATCTCTTGGGTGCTGTTCTCGTCGCCTCCACCGAAGTTTCGGGCCAGAGTATCGACGACGATCAGCGCCGGTTCCCCGACCTTGGCAGCCAGTGAGCGCACAGCATTTGTGACCGATTGCGCTGATGCGCCGTCGAGGAACTGTGCCGCCCGTTCGCTCTTGAACATCGGCACGCCTTTCAGGCTGCGCCCGTGATGCTGCGCCCAGGCGTTGAAGCGACGCGCCAGACCGTTATGACCTTCGCCCGCAATATAGATCACGGTCCCCTGTTTTACCGCACGCCCGTGAAACGGCTCCCCAGTGGCTACGGACAAAGACAGGTCCGCCGCGAGGAATGACTTGCCGCAACCCGGATCCCCAAAGAGAAGGCCAAGCGTCTCTGTCTCGATCAACCCTTCGGCAAGGAATACAGGCGGGCGATATTCCAGATCTCCGACCGCAACGAGGTTGAAGGTCTTTGGAGCAACCGCCTTCTGCGCAGGGGTCTGCAACAGATAGAAGATCGTGCCCGCGTTCGAAGTCCCGTCCGGCTTGGCCGTATCCCAGACCCGTTCGGCCTCGCCTTGCTTCTTTTCGCCGGGGAAGCGATTGCAGAAGTCCAGCCACGCCTCTCGCCCGTCATCTCCGAGAGCGTGCTTGAGGGCGAAGCAGAGCCGCACCCAATCTTCGCGCGACAGGTCATTCGGGGCGTCAGCAAGCCGATGCAGGATCAACAGCCGGTCGTCTTCCGTGACGGTCTGCTTTGCCCCTTCCGGCGCACCAGCCTTGCGAGGCACCCAATCGGGGCACGGTTCCGGCTCGTCGTCAGTCTCGAAGCGATATTGCCCGCCCTCAAAGGTCGATGGTTCGAGGAGGATATAGCCCTTGTGCTTGATATCGACGCCTTGGCACAGCTTTCCCAGATACTCGACGCCTTGCTCTGCCTGATAGATGTAGTGGGTTCCGCCGCGCGCCGATTTCTGGATCAGTGTCCACGGGGCTTCACGGCCTTCGATATAGTTCTGCCAGCCGCAATCGGGCTTGTATGTGTCCGCATCCAGCACCACGAGGCCAGAGGCTTCGAGGTTCAATCCGATGTTCGCATCCGGCCATTGCATCCACCATTTGCGCACCTGATCTGGGTCAGACGTGGCGTTGTGATAGCCGCCGTGTCCGGTCAGGTGATCGGACTTGGTGCCGTCCCGGAGCGGGCACACCTTCCAGCCGCGCCCGGCGTATGCGAGCGCGGCCTGTCCTTTTTCTGAGAGGGTTTCGGTTCTTGCGTTCAAGCCCGCCCCTCCTTCTTGTGCAGCCGCACGTGATGCTTGCGGCACAGCCAGATCACCTTGAGCGGGAAGCGATAGTCTGGGTGATGGGCTTCGGATTTCGGATTGCCACAAACCGCGCAGGGCTGTGACTCGATCTCGCCGCGCCGCTTGGCGCGATCAACGGCAAGGTGCGCGTGGTAACGGCTGGGGTGAGCCAGCCGCCACGCCTTTTGACGTGTTACCTCCATCCTAGAGACCGTCCCGCTCCGAGAAGTCGAAGTCCGGGTCGAGGCGAACACCATCCGACACGTAGGAGCGGACCAGCTTGCGCATGTAGGTGAGTTGCGAGGCACTCGGATCCCATCCGGGACGCATTGCCTGCAACTCGATCTTTTCCGCGAACGCCCAGTCTTGCGAGCTCATCGGCACACGAATCATCACGGTGGGCCAGAGACGGATGCACTCTTCGGCGCTATGTTCAGGGGTGAACATCTTGGAACGGAAGGCGCGCATCAGTCCACCTCCCAATTCACGCTGTCAATCACGTCGATCAGCGCCGCGAGCATCGAGACAACCGCTTCCAGATCAAGCCGGTCGCTGCGGTAACCCCCAAACATCACGTCGGCGTTCAGTCCCGTGTCGGTGGCGAGGATGTGGGTCTGAAGGATGCTGATCGCGAACCGCAGGTTGTCTTCGGGCGTGCCCATCTTCACGGGGGTGAACTTGAACATATCGCTCATTCCGCACCCCCGATCTTGCGCAGAGACACGCTGTCGAGGCCGTTGTTCAGTTCGTCGGCCATGGATTGGATCTTCGCAAGCAAGGCCACCGCAATATCGTGATGCTCCTTGTAGTCGATCACGGCATTCAGGGCCTCGGCCAGGCATTCCAGCTGCAACGCCTTCGTCTGCATATCGCTGAGGTAGGTCGCAAGTTCCTTTCTCATGCCTGCACCTCCGCGCGGGAACCGATCCACTCGACCACATCGCAGACGCGCCAGAACGACTTGCGCCCAATCTTCACGGCCTTCGGGAAGCCAGCTTCCGGGTTATGTGTCAGGCGATACAGCGTTGCTTCGCTGATGCCGCCGAGAAGTTCCTTGCGCATGGCCGCAGGTGCCATGAGGCGCGACGGGTGCTCCATGCCTGTCTCAGACACGGATTGCGGAATCATCACCGTCATGGGATGTTGCCTCCTGATTGAGGGTTTCCTTGGTCACCGGGGCAGCGGGGGCGTGGTCGCCAAACTGGACCCCCGCTGCCTTCATCATTGCGCGAACCGCGCGAACCACTTCCGAGTTTTGACTTGAACGGTTGAGCGCTGCTTGTTGCTCAAGCCATTTCTTCATCTCGACGGGGAAGCGGATACCGACCTGAATGGTCTGCATATTCCCTCCTTATGGTCACAACGTGTGAGTATAGTCACACTGAGTGAGCATTGCGTCAAGGGGCTATAGTCACATATTGTGATTTTCTATCGGAATACGGATAGGGGCAGATCCAAATGGCACGAAGCAAGAATGAAGAGACGGGCCAGATCGTTATCCGTCCGCCTGCGGGGATGCGGGCCCGGATCAAAGCCGCCGCCGAAGCGAACAATCGCTCCATGAACGCCGAGATCGTGGCCACGCTGGAGGAGAAGTATCCTGCTCCCGATGACGACCTGGATAGCGCGACAATGACCGAATGGATGGACTATGTCGACAATGCGACCAGCTCCCACGACAGGATAGACCGCATTGAGCAAATCAATGATAGGCTTTCAAAGAGCCCTAAGTATGGCTTTCTTCAGATAAAACTCGTCGACATGAAAGATGGGAACTCCGCAGCCTTTTTCACAACGAAGGATAAGTGGACAGACCTTTCCGCTAAGTTTCTGGCAGACGAATCTGATGACCAGAAATGACAACGCCCGGCAGGCTCTCACCTCCGGGCGCAATACGTCTGTTGGCATCGTTGCAAGGGGGGCTCTTTTTGTCAAGCGTGCGGATAGCCCTCTGCCATCCGAAGGCAGCGCCCGTTCACGATACGCCCCTCTTGCCGCGCGCAGCGTCGACGTGTCGAAGATCCCCGTCCTCGTCGCGGCCTAACCCCTGATCCGCACCACATTATCGGCCTTGCCGTTGACGATCTGCTCCACCAGACCCGCCCAAGCATCGAGCGCCTTGCGCTTTTCGTCGGCATAGTCGTGGCGCTGATAGACCGCAACAATCCCGCCGCCTGTGCCCGAGACATGGTTCAGCACCGCCTCGGTCACGCGCACAGGGATACCGATCCGGGCCATGCCGGTCGCGGCTGTCCTGCGCAGGTCATGGAATATCCAGTGAGGGATTTCGACCGGCTCGCCCCGCTCCTTTGAGGCGATGGCGTTCATGCGGGCGTTGAGTATTTTCATGGCCCTGCTGAAGCCACTGACAGGCGTCTTGCCCGTCGTGGTGAAGATATACCCGGCGGGAGAGTCGAGCCTGCGCAGGCCTGCTATGGTGGTGCGCACGGGGTCGGTCAGCGGCACATCATGCGGGTGCCCGTTCTTCGTTCGCTCCGCCGCGAGGTGCCACACATCGCCGTCGATCTCAGCATCGGTCATCTGAGAAACCTCGCGGAGACGCTGCCCTGTGAGCAGAAGCAAGCGCGCCATAGGACCGAACGGATATGCGGCCTCTCCTGTCGCCTGCCAGAGCCACCGGATTTCATCGTCGGTCAGCACCCGGTCACGCTTGTATTCCTTCACCGGGGCTTTGACCCCCAAAGTTGGAGGCACTTCAATGATGTCGCGGCTGGCACACCAGTTGAAGAACTTGGACAGGATTGTCCTGATCCGGTTCGCCGTCACCGCCGTGCCCGCGTCAACGATCCCATCGAGAAGGTCGATCACGTCGCGCCGGGTGATGGACTGGATTTCCCGCTCTCCCCAGACAGGCAAGACATGAATGTTGAGCCGCTGACGGGTGCCGCGCCCATCACGCAGCTTCGAAAGGTGGCGTCTATCGAACTGTTCGATCAGCGTCTTGACCTTGTCGCGCTCCGTGAGTTCCGCCTCTGCCCGGTCCGCCTTTGCGCGCTTTCTCTCAGCGGCAGGGTTCACGCCTTCCTCTATCCGGCCTTGCGTATCAGCCGCCGCCTTGCGCGCATCCGCCAGCCCCATCAGAGGCCAGCGCCCGAGCGTCAGCTTGGCAGGCTTCCCGCCGAACCGATACCGCAGCGCCCATGATTTCACCCCCGAAGGCTGAACGACCAGATACAGCCCCGCCAACGCCGGGTCCGGTATCTCAATTCGTCTCGAAGGGTTCGGCTTGAGGTTTTCGACGGTCTTCGCAGTCAGGGATTTGGGCAT